TTCGCGAGGGCGGCCCCGCTCGTCTTCGTACATGTGATCGCGCCGCCCGACGTCGAGGTGCAATCACCGGAAAGCAACGAATAAGTGAACGTCACCGCCTGGGTGACTGTACATTTGTCGGTTGCCGCCGACTGAACGCAAGGGAATGTCTCGACCCCCGTCAGCGCCGACGCCGCCGGCAGCGCAGATATTTTCGTGTCGGCCGCCGCCAAGGATGGCGCGACAAGGACGAGGAGGGCGAATAGATATCTGATCAGCATATTTTTGCGAGACCCGGCGGATCGCCGCATTTGCAGGCGCAGTTATCGCAGACGTAGAAGACGTGAGCGGCGAATTCCGGAGTCACCGCGCCACCCGGCTTTCCGCAGTTGGCGCAAAACACTCGCTCGTAGCTTAGGCGACCTATCGTGACCATGTTGTCATGTCGCCGCGACGCCGACAGGCGGGAATCTGGGAGGCCGCCTTCCAGTTGGCTGTCCCATCGCTTGCGAGGGTCCATTTAATGCCTCGCAAGAGCTAAGAACGTAACCAAGAGCGGTATTGTCACCAGCGCGAAAATAAGCCCAACTGTAACAAGGAAAAGTCTCAGTTTCATCGTTGGTTCAGAGGCCTTCGCTGAATTCGACCGTTAGATCGAAAGTCACCGATGCCGTCGTGGCAAGCGAGGTGAGTTCGACGTCCACTGGGTTAGTGGCGGCCGGCATCATCTGAATCTTGTCTTTGGGCTCTATCGCGACCCAGCCGCCGGTTCCGCCGGTCTGGGCAAAGCCGAAAGTGAGCCTTGGGAGCAGGGTCGTGCCATTGGTGATGGCGGTCGCATCATTGGCCCAAATGCTCTGCGCCGCCGGATCGCCGCGCATATTACGCGGAAGAGCCGTCTGGACCGTGCCGCCGGATGCGGTCGTGCCCGTGTTCTGCTTCAAGCGGATCTGTGCGCCGCCGGCAGTGCCAAAGCGGCCAGCAGCGATAATCTGGGAGATGCCGACGGTTTCCTGGTTTGCCGCGGTTTTGCCCCAGAAATGGGTATTTTCGGTGCCCGGAGTCGCATTCGACGTCAGGGGTCTGTTCAAATCGTAGTAATAGGGCATTTGCTTTTGTCCTGTGTTGTGATTTTACGAAGATTGCCCGCTGCTTCCAGTGCCAGAGGGCGTCGGAACCGTATTTGCGCCGGCCTTCCCGACTTGCGACGCATCGGCGTCTGATACGAGGCCGAGTTTCATTAGTTGATCGTGCCAAATCTTGTGGTCATCGAGTACGACGTCGGGATCAAAGCCGCGGCGACGGATAAACTCTTGCGGCGTCATTCCGAGCGCACGCACAAGAGAAATATCCCCATCGGCTTCCTTAACCGGGTCGACCGCCTCGAATTTTGGCGTCGTGAACTCGACTTCGTAGGGCGTTTTCGCAGGCAGCTCGCCGGCGGCGATCGAATAGTCGATGAACCACCGCCACACCGGCTTCAGCATCATCGGGATCACGGTCGACCATTGCAGCACCTCGACCGAGCGCCGGAATTCGTTCATCCCGGCCTTGATCGATGAATAATTGGTCCTCGACAGGTCACCGGTGCCGATCTCGTACGTCACCGCGCTGCCGGCGCAGATTTTCTGCAAATAGGTTCGGACTGTCTCCGGGAATCCGCCGGTAGCGGCTGGCGCCGTAAACTTGATGTCCTTCGCGCCGCGGGCAATCGCTATCGTTCCGGGCTCGAACTGCTCGACCTTTTCGCCGTTAGCGTCGGTGACCTGGGTGACGATACCTTCCTGCGTCTCGTCGTCAGCGCCCATGACGATCGCCGCAACGCAGGCCTCTATCCGCTTTCGGACGAGTTCGGCCTCCTGATAGGAATCTAGTTCTCTGGCCGTCATCAGAACCGGCGCGAACCATGGGAGGCCGCGGATTTGGCCTATGCGTTGAATCTCGTAGAGATGGAGCACGTCGGCGGCCGGAATACGATCAGCGACGTATGAAAGCGGAATGACGAACGGAAATTCTCCTGGATGATTTCGGAATAGCCAATAGGCGATCCGCTTTCCCTCGCCTGAGAACTCTATGCCCTGGTGAACGAACCCCTGCTCGCTGGTCTCGAGGTTTTTGCGGTGGTCTATATAGTCTCCTTCGAGAAATTGTAGCTCAAGAGGCACCTTCTTTCCTGGTACAGTGCGCTTGCGGACGACCATCTCGCCGCCCTCGATCATCGATCTGATGGCGATGCGCTGAAGGCCGTAATAGTCGAGCTGGCCGCCGAAATCGCATTCTTCGACGAAGCGGGCCCAGAGAACGTCGATCTTCTCGTTTAGATTCTTGTCTGGCGTACGCGCGGTGCATGCAATCCCGGTTCCGACCGCGTTGTCGACGATGGTGCGCAGAATTTTCGAAACGTGCGGGTTGTTGCGGACCATCTCGCGCGTACGATTGCGCAGCGTAAGAAGGGCGTAATAGACTTCGGCGTTAGCCGATGTCGACGGCGCAAGCCAGCCCCACGTCGACCGCGTAACGCGCGCGGCATCGTACCCGCGTTTGACGAGCTCGAGGCGAACGCCGCGGGCGATCTCAGTTGATACTTTTGCGAGTTCATTTTTCGCCGCCGCCTTCTGAGAGAAGAGCGCGGCAACACCTCCAAAGATGCTCACTTGTCCCGCTCGCGTTTTTCGAGCCAAGCGCACCATTTCGCCATGAATGCCATACCCAATCCGAATCCGACGAGTAAAGCAAAAGCTATCACTGCTTAAAGTACACTGTTCTGTGCGAAAGCGGACGCGCCGGGCCGTCAGCCTGCGTCGAAAGCTCGCGTATCATGCGATCGCGCAGACGAAGCATCATCTCGAGCGAGCTATAGGTCACCGTCCGGCCGTTGTATTCGACCTTAGTCACTCCGAGCGCGATGGCCTTGGTGAGCGCGGCGAGTTGCGCCTGGGAAAATGGGCTTTGTCCGGTCGCCATCTCAATTCAACCATCCTTTGCGCCGACCGCCGATGAAGGAGGGTCTGCTATCATCGAGCTTGGCGCCCTCTGGCCGCGGCTCGGCCGCACCTTGCGGGGGCTCAGAGACGACGCCGTGACGCTCCGCCAAAATCTCATCCCATCTCGACCGGTCGATACGGTCGCAGCCAAGTCCATTCGGCCTCGGGCCGAGTGCAAGCGCCCTGGCGTACACGGCGAGGTCCAAAGCCTCATTCCGAGCCCTGATTTTGTGCCACTCGTTCACGATGCGGCCGTCCCGGCGCTCCCGAGGTACTAAAACCTCGGCCGTGAGCTGATCGACGTAGGCCTCGTCGGCGATGTCCGCCGGCAAATGGATGCGGCCGGGCATCTCGTCGCCATGCTCGTAGGCCCTGAGAGCCTTGCTGAGCCACACTTTCAGGTCGTGGGTGCCGACGAAATACAGCGGAACCTTGAAAACATGGGCCCCAAACTTGTTTTTGACGTCAATCCAGCGCGGCGAACTCAGGATTACCGCGTCCGTCGAGCTAGATCCCTTTAGACCGCGCCATTTTGTCTTTCTCCAAACGAACCGGTAGGCCGCCTGGGTCTGATGGCCGCCGGTGTCTAGCGCCAAAGCGTCTGCCGGGAAGGCTCGCCCGCCGGAATAGGGCCATTCACGCTGCGATATCGCCTCGAGCTCGAGCCATGGGCGATCCGTGAGCAGGTTACCCTCGATCGAGCCGGTGTCGATCAGCCATTGCTCGACCGTTAAGGCCTTTTCGCCGGGTCCGAAGCCGTAAAGCGCCCATTCCAGGCGATCGTCCTGCGTATCGACGACGAGCGCCGTTCTGCCGACGCTCGCTGGGACGATTCCGCGCTCGTAATGCTCGGCCCTCTCGGCGACGCGCGCGGAATCGATGTCCGAACCGTGCTCTTCGTAACTTTCACCGAGCCAGAGGTTCGCAAATCCCTTTTCCGAGATCGGATCGCCGTCCGCCTTAAGCCATTCTTCCCAGATCTTGTCCCAGCCGGTCAGAAGAGACGAAAGCGAGTTGATAAAATAGCTCGGTTGGCGACCTGGGCCCGGATTCGTCGGTAGCCACCGACCCGCGATGACCATCGAGCGCTGCTGCCACGAATCGATCCTCGCGCCGCAACATTGCGCCATATATCGGGCCATAAACGGCGCCGATTTCTCGCCATCAAGGTGCTCAAACCGGAAATCTATCTCGGAACTACAATGCGGACACGGCATGACCCAAATACGCTGATCCCCAGCTTCAAATGAGCGATCAATGCGTGAGGCACCGCGTATAGTCGGCGTCGAAATGACAAGCTTTTTGTGCGTACCAAGACGCGAAAACGCGACCTGCCGCGCATCCAGGAGCGCCATCGGATCGCCCTGGCCATCCAAGTCTTGTGGCCATCGATCGACCTCGTCGGCGAGCGCAAAGCGCACCGTTTTGGCCGATAAATCAGTCGCCGAGTTCGCACCAGTGAGAATCAACCTCCCGCCTGGGAATAGTTTTGCAAGCGTCGTCGATCCCATTTCGGACCGGCTTCGTTGCGGTTTGATCTTCGACGACATCGCCGGCGTCGATCTGATCGCCGGGTCGAGGCGTTCCTGGTTGAAGTCGCGCGCGGCCATGATCGTCGGCTGAACGATCATCATGTCGTCAGGCTCGGTGTCGATCAGACAGAGAAGCCAGACGAGGCCCATGTTCGAAAAGCCGGTCTGGGCAGACTTTTTGACTGCAACCTCGGTCCATGGCGCGTCGATCTTCAAGCATGTCAAAGGTTCGACGATGTAGGGCGTCAGCGACAGGTCAAGACGTTGGTTCTTTTTCGGTCCTACCGGGACGATAAAGTTATCCCGACCCCATTCCGCCGGCGACGCCGCCGGCGTCGGGTTTAATACGGCCGCGATCGACGCTAGAAGAGCGCCCTTCGCTTGCTCCAGAGTTTTGACCGTCGGCATTTGAAAATCTTGACCGCACTGTCGGGTCCACGACCATGGTCATTCCATAGTCATCTATTCCGCTCCGGATCGTTGCGCCTTCCTTGCGGATAAGCGGTTGTTTGAATCCGGAGTAGTCGACGTAATGGTGCGCGCGCCCCCATCTCCGGGCGAGCCTTGCGACGTCGGGGTGTAGGCGAACCAACATCGACGATTTCGGGAGCGTCCCTTCCTTCGAATAAAATTCCTCTGTATTCCCACCGCCCATTATCTGGGTCGTCTCCTTGTCCTGAAGAAACGCATTGAACAGGACTGTACAGAGCCCGGACTTCAAGATCCTGAGCGAAAGGTCCGTATCCTCGTTGTATCGGCATCGCCACCGGAACGGGATAGAGTTCTTGATCAGGTTGCAGGAATAGATTCGCGTGTTGAGCGTGAACGGAGGCGATTTCTGTTTCCGACTCGCGAACATAAAATAATTTGGGCCAGCCATACCGACGTTCGTGTAGCGCAAAACGAAATCTTCCATGCACCTTAGGATCGTTCCGTCGGCGACTGGCACCTTCAAATTGTTGTTGAACCTGTAGAATGCTCCGGTCTTCGCGCTGTGCACACCGAGGTTATCGTCCATAACCCAGTGATACTCAAATCCTCGAGCGATCGAGTGATCCCACACGAAATTTCTCGCCGGACCTGGCCCTAGACCCTTCGTGTCTCCGAGGTCGTCGCAGGCGTCATAATCGCGCTGGTACTGCTTATCTAGCACCAGAATGTTCGTTTTGGCGATCACAGAGGCGTAGTTCGCGAATTCTTGCTCCTCTACCACGATAAAATATGGGACTTTGATCAGCTCCAAGCCGTGGACCGTGCGCCTCGACTCCCACCGTCCCTTTGAAACGACGTAAACTGGAAAATTCGGGTTCATGCGGCCTTGTATTTTTTGTCGACGAAGGTCTCGATGACAGGCTCTGGGAACCACATAAAGCGGGTCTTCGGCGTGATCGTCTGACCAACGATGGCCGCAAAGTCGTCGACCGCCTTCTGGTCGTGAAAATGCACGGTTAGAGACTTGAACGCCGTCTTATCCTCGTGTCGGAATTCCGGCATCCCCTCCCACTCTTGGTCTGGGTCTGTCGGACCGTGTAGGAGCGCGCCGAGCTCACCTTCATTGAACCCAATCAGCGAAAGATCAAAATCTGGCGTGCTGAGCTCAGAAAGCTCTATCGCAAGCCTGTCGAGGTCCCACTCTGCGTTCAGCGTCAGCTTGTTATCAGCGAGCATATAAGCCCGCTTCTTGGCATCGCTCCAGCCGGTAGCGACCATAACCGGCACGTCTTCGAGGCCGAGACGCTGCGCCGCAAGGATGCGGCCGTGCCCGGCAATAATGCCGCCCGCCTCGTCGACCAGAACCGGGATCGTCCAGCCCCATTCCTCGATCGAGGCGGCGATCTGGGCGATTTGAGCCTCGCTATGGGTGCGCGCGTTGCGCGCGTCTGGGGCAAGCTTGGCGACCGGCCAGCGCTCGACACGATCTGCGGGCCAGGAAATCGGCTCTTTAGGGGGCGTCTTGTTCCGGTTTGGCACAGTTTTCCGCCTCTGCCGTTATTAAATCGGCGATCTCACCGGCCAATTGCGATAATTTGGACCGCAACAGGCTAGAATGGGCCCCTACACCACCAGTCTGGAAAGCCGCGCCTAGTTCTTCCGACCATGAGGCAGCGCCCTTGAGGGCCCTTGCTACAGCCCTCGCCAGCGATTCCACCGCTGCCGTGGCAGCCCCTTCCGGGATCAACTGGCCCATCTCCCGCGCAAGACGCATTTGGAGCAGCGCCGCCTGCAAACTCGCCGACCTCGTCCGCGCGTCGACCAAACCATGCCGCTGCGGGGTACCCTTAGACGGCATCGGATCGTCGAGCCTGACTCGGCCATCTTCGAACGATTGCTGCGCCTCGTCGAGCTTAAGAAACTTCGGCCCTTTGGCCGCGGCAGAAAGGCGCCGCCCTGACTTGCTGTAGGCCTGTAGGCGGCCGTGCTTGAGTGCTTGGGAAATGGCGCTTTGAGTGACGCCGGCAGCCTTTGAGAATGCCGTCGCCGATACCATGGCCTCTGGCATACGAATTAAGCCTATCTTTTCAGGGACTTACTAGCGAAATCTCGGGGCGCGGCGCA